AACGCGATCACCAACGGAGCATACCTTCCTAAGTTCAGCAATACCATCGCCATCCCAGTCAGTTCTTATGAACGACTCATATAGCCAGTACTCGTTAAGCGCTTCCTCATTGGCAGTTTCGGTTTGCCATGGGTAGTTCATTTCAGTGTCATAGTCTATCTGGGAGGTGCTCCACATGGGTGCGGCAATGTCTCCGCCCTTGATATCCTCTGCATCCAATGTCTCGTCCGGGTACATCTCGCGCAATTCTGAAAGAGTCTTGCGTACCCTATGGCATGTGAACCGTGCGTCCTCAATGTCCTTAGCGTCACGGTTAATCAGAAATTCTGACGGTGGAATATTGTCGATAACGATACGACCATTCATTGAGGTTCTGTGAACCACGACATCGTGCATACCTTCGTCGTATGAGTCGTGCTCAATTATCTCAACCTCTGGATTGGCAACAACTGCCTCCAGTTCAACATCCGTCAGGTTGCGGTATTCCTCTCGCTCAACATCCTCGTACTCATTCCACCAGACCTTAACGATACCGTTTTTCTGTAGAAGGGCATCGGAGAACCATGAGTACATGATCTCCCAGCCGGGATTGTCTTGGCGTACAACGTAGTTTACATAATCCGTTGCTTGCTCTGCCATTTGGACATCTTCAGGACTCTTTGGTGTGAACTGTACCAGTTCGTCGCCAGACGCGAACACGCGCATGAGGGACGGTTTAATCCACTCAATCGTGTCCTGTACGGTACGGTCAACGTACTGAGATCGTCCATCAACCTCATTGCCGAAAGGTAAGCCGTGGTAGTAGTCTACCGCTCTGCGCCTTTGTTCGGCGATGACGTCGCTAAATCCGAGTGCGTCAGTAATCTCGCCTTCAATGCGGGATACTAACTCCTCGTCTGTCTTTGGTGCTTTGTTATCTCTTGCCATTATACGATCCCGTAGTTTGGATATTTAATTTCATCGTCTACATTCCATGTCCATGTGTCGTCTGACCCAGCAACCCCAAAGCGTCTACTTTGGTAGCAGTACCTCATTGCGCTCATCGAGTCGTCGCGTAGCGGAACAATCTTGCCATCCTTCCTGTGATACTGGCGATACTCGCTGAGAAGATTGCTAAGCGTACTGAAAACTTTAAACTTGTCCTCTTCCATTGCAACCAACATTTTCTGGATACCCTCTTCCACACTGTTAGACCCTTTATTCTCTCCCAGCGCAGGAGGATTAGTAAAATGCTCGAGTAAAAAATTACAACCAAGGTTGCGATATTGATCGGCCAGTCCGGGGTTCCCGAGGGAGTCTCTCCTGTTCCCATCGTGCGGATACGCGATAGGAATGAAGTGCGGACGCCTTTTAATCTCTGTCGAGTGCTCCGCCGGACTCCTTTTATTAAGGGCGTACTCATCGTATACGTAGAAAATGTCGTTATCAGTGTCGTGTGCGCCATACACCACAGAGGTGTTATGGTCCCAGCCAAAGTCGATTCCCGCGATCCTTGGCCAGTAATCTTTTATATCAATTGGGTCCACCACGATCTTCTCTTCCGGTATTGGGAACACCAAACCGGAGCCAATCATCGGCTTACCGTACTTCCTCATCTCTCGCTCATGCGGGGAATACGCCGCGAGAATCTGATCCATTGTTTCTTTATTGAGGTGCCCGGGGTTCCCCTTGAGGCTCTTTGTCCCCTCCTCTGAGGCATCATCCCACGTCGCTTGCGTCAGGCTTTGCCCCTTCTGGATGTTATTCATGAAGGCGCTTACAGTCTCCGTCATGCCCTTCTCAGGCGTGAAGGTCATATAAACCTGCCCCTTACGGTCCAGCGTTCTGGTTACCGCCTGCGAATACAGCGCCCTATCAGGCTCCTCGTCCAACCAGATGCAGTCAACTGATCGACCCATCCATTTCTCAACACCAGACTCATACGACTTGAAATGCACCGTAGAGTTCTGGCCGTTCACGTGCCTAATCAGCGCGATTGATTTCGCGTTTGGCACGCCGGGCTTTCGCTCAGACCCAATAATAAGGTCCTTCGGTATAGCCCCGGTTCCCCATGCCTCCGGGTCCTCCGGCTGGCCTAGCAATTCCGCTTGGCAGATATCCCTCGTTGACTCATTAGAGATTCCGCCAACCCAAGCATTGATTTTATGCTTAAATCGTTTCCCGCTCCACCACTTCGGATACAATCCGGTAAGGTGGAATGACATCTCCATAGCGCCAGAATATGACTTCCCGATACGGTTGGCACACATTAGCAACCGCTGGTTGCTGTGTCTGCCGGTGTCGTGGAAAATCTGTTGGAACGGGTAAGGATCGTATTCCTCAATCTTGTTGAAGAGTTTACGATTCTTCAGTTCCTGTGCTATCTCAAGTGCTCGGGATAAGTCCTGTTCCTTGGTTGCCAAATCGTCCTCTCATTCCGTATCCGCCACGCGTAAGTCTATTCTTTGCATGCTTGCCAGCCAACTCTTCCAGAACCCTATTCCCCACCCAATGACCAGCACCAAATGAAGAAACGATTGGGTCTAAAAACATACCTGATGCTATTCCCGCTCCTCCGCGTAACCATTTATTATCTATACCCTCTATCGTGCCATCAATGTCTAATCCAAGATCAGAAAGGGTTTCTTTGCCATACTCCCTTGCCTGATTGAGTGGATTATCTGGCGCAATGTAATTAAGACCCATCTCTGCCACTCCAAGCAACCCCAACTTTCCAGCGCCCTTGAGCGCCTTCTTCCAGTTAGGATCAACAAGCAATCCGGCTTGATTGAGTTTTGTCCCCCTTGGCTCGTAGTATTGCGGCTTCCATCCGCGACCTGTCAGTTTCTTCCTTCTCGGTTTGGCCTGTAATCCACCTTCCTTTTCTGCCATTGCCAGATACTTTGCCTCGGCGGGGTCGACTACAGTTTTAACCCTAGGTTTGCCTAGAGGCTCTTGCGCCCTTGTTCGGAGATTATCTAAATCTGCCTCGGGGAATTGCCCACTCTTTCTGACAATAGAGTCAAGCAAGTCCATATCCTTCGCATATTTTGCAGCGTAATCGCCGCCAAGCATTCCGCTGGTGTTCTTGCCACCCATATTCTTGAGGTAATTCTCATAGGATTTCTTTCCCATGAAAGCACCCATACGTCTGTCTTGGAGTCTGTTTCCAATCCTTGCAATATCTGGAGTATCTTTCCAATCTGCGAGTTCTGATACAAAAGGAACATTGTGCGCTCTTGTTGGGATTTTGTCATCAAGCCATAAATCCATATACGACATCTTTCCGGGCTTGGCTCCAACCCTTGTAGGGTTCGCGTCAATATCGCTCATCCTCAAAGTACCATCAGGATTATACCAATGCTCGCCCTGCTTTACATTAATCCCGAGGTTCTTCAGCTGCCCTGAATTCATGCCTTCAGTTATTGATTGGATCATGCTGCGGTATTTTACACCGGCGGGCTTACCGCCCTTCCATCGACCAGATCTAAACCTATTCTTCACTGCACGGTCTCGCCTTTACCCAACAGTTTCTGCAACTCAGACTCCAACTCCTCCGTGGACAATTCGTGCACGGTGGTGTTCACTGAATCAATGACCTGACGGTCGGCAGGTTTGTAACCAGCACGGTCCAGTAGGTCACGGCAAGCATTAAGTCTCACCGCTTCGGACTCGGCCTTCATGGCGAGTTCGTAGGTCATGTCGATCACGCTAACTACCTTATCCCCAATCTTATTGCGGGTGCGCTCCTCGATCTCAGGAGCGAAGCGTTTCTTAAGATCATAACCCTTCTGCTTCGGTTGCTTGTAGCCAGCCATGTCGGCGGACTTTGAAGCATTTCCTGTCGCCACGTAAAACGTCACGAACTTCTCTTGGCGTTCGTCTAGTACTCTTTTCATCTTTTTGTTCTTCGTATCCTCTGATCATCCTGCCAGATCAGGTGTTTTACCCGGTCAACGGTGTAGGACATCTTGTTGACAAACAACTCTGGTAGGAATGCATGGACCACGCCAGCCATGCCTGCTCGGATCATCATGGATGAGATACCGAGGGTATGACGAGCATGACTCCAATAACTACGTTTAACTTTTCTTAAGTGCCCCATAATAGTA